CTTTTTTTTTTGTCCCTGTCTTAAGGGTCCAAGGGGTCTTTAATAGAGGAACAAATATGAGAGAATTAGACGCTGTGAACCTGACGCTGGAAGCCTTGGGGGAGTCTCGCGTTATGGACATCAACACTAGCAATCCCAGTGCCGGGTTAGCTCGCTCTGCGCTTGCGCGCAATCGTCGCGGGCTGCTCAGCACAGGGTTCTGGTTTAACGTTGTAGAGCGTGAGGTCACTCCCACTGCTGACGGCTTTATTAAAGTGCCGTGGAATCAGCTAGCCGTGTACGATGCTGGTTCTGACTCCAAGTACGGGGTACGTGATGGGAACCTGTACGACCTGATGGAGCAGAACCAATACTTCGACAGCTCCGTTAAGCTCAAAATAGTCCTGGACTTGGATTTTGAAGACCTACCCGAGCACGCGGCTATGTGGGTGGCTAACTACACCACCGCACAGGTGTATCTCAATGACCTAGGCGGAGACAGCAACTACGCCAATTACGCACAAGAAGCTGAGCGGTACAAGAGCATGGTGCTGAGAGAGCATCTGCGCAATCAGAGGTTCAGTACCAGCAAGACACGCTTTGCACGCAGAATCCGCCGCGCTCGTTTTATGGTTTAAGGAGAGGTTATGGCGCAATCATTAGAAGGTACTATTCAGAGCTTGCTGCAGGGCGTATCCCAGCAGGTTCCGAGAGAGCGCCAACCAGGGCAACTGGGGGCGCAGCTGAACATGCTCAGCGACCCGGTTTCCGGCATCCGCCGCAGACCTCCCGGCGAGATTGTCTGGGAGAGCACAATCGATAACCCGGGGCTTGACTCCCTGTTCACTGAATACGTCGAGCGTGGCACTGACGGTAGGCACCTGCTGATTAACACCAGCAACGGTAACTGGTGGTTGCTGGCTAAGAATGGAAAGACCATACTTAATTCCGGCAATGACCCGTACTTTGTTACCACCGTAGGCCAGACCTCTTTGCAGACCGCAAGTATTGCTGGATTGACTTATATCCTGAATACTGAGATGGCTCCGAACACAACCGTGGACAATACTGGGCGCATCGACCCCAGCACCACCGGGTTCTTCTACGTTAAATCCGCAGCATTCCAGAAACGTTGGAACGTCACCGTTACCTCTGCAGGGGTGGATTACTCCGGGGACTACACTGCACCGGCCGCCGGTAGCACCAGTGGCAACGCTGAGGAGGTATCAGGTGCCTACGTTGCCCAGCAGCTGCGGGACTCCCTTGTAGCTAATGGCTTGCCCGCTGGGAACGTGAGCGTACGTGGTGCGTACCTGTTCTTCTATGGGTTGAGCAACTGCGTGGTATCCTCTGACGCGGGCGATACTTACGCTGTGGTGTCCAACCAGTCTCGTGTAGACCAGGAGCAGGACCTGCCTGCACAGCTCCCCGCAGAAGCCGATGGGGCAATGTGTCGAGTAGGTACGGCCTCGTCTGAGACGGCGTGGTACCAATTCGATTACAGTACCCGCACCTGGTCTGAGGTGGGGGCGTACGGTAGCATCACCAAGATTACGAACATGCCCAGAGAGCTCGCCGCGGATGACAACATCATCGCGCGGGATTGGGAGGGACGTTTAGCGGGCAACGACGATAACAACAGTGACCCCGGATTCGTAGAGAACGGCTACATCACCGGTATTGCAGCTTTCCAGGGCCGCCTGGTCCTGCTTAGCGGTAGTTCCGTGGATATGTCAGCCTCTGGTCTGTATCAGCGCTTCTACCGCTCTACTGTGACTTCCCTGCTGGATACGGACCGTATCAGCATTAGCTCTGCGTCTGCACAGGATTCTGTGTACCGCACCGCTGTGCAGTTCAACCGGGACTTGGTCCTGTTTGCTAACAGCATGCAGGCGGTTGTGCCGGGTTCGGCAGTACTTACGCCAACTAACGCAAGTATTAGTATTACCAGCACCTACGATTGTGACAGCCGTGTTACCCCGGTAATGGCGGGTCAGACAGTAATCTACCCGAACAAGCGCAACGACAGCTACGCGGGTATACTGGAGCTAATCCCATCACCTTACACCGCGGCGCAGTACACTACGCAGGATGCCACGGTGCACCTACCCCGGTATATCCCAGGCAGGGTATTGCAGATGCAAAACTCCAGTGTCACCAATATGGCCTTCTCGCGCATGTCTGGGGAGCGTAATAGCCTGCTGGTCTACGAGTTCATGTGGGGCGGAAATGACGGCGCTAAGATGCAGGCGGCGTGGCATAAGTGGTCGTTCCCGTATCCAATCCTGAGCGTACAGGCGCTGGAGGATGAGGTGTTCCTGTACATGCAAGGGCCTGGCCCAGACAACAAGCTTTTGATTGTGTCTATGGACCCACGAGAGGGTTATCAGCTTGGCTCAGAATACCGTGAGGCGTACTCGGATTTGCAGAAGCAAGTTCAAGTGCAGGACGGGGTGTTCACTGTCCCGTCGGTATTGCGCCCGGTTGGGTGGGCGGACAACTACAAGGAAGAGCTTATCCTAACGTACTTGCCCAGCAACCCTATGGGGCCTACTGAGGTTGGTATCAAGGAGATTGCCGGGGAGAACACCCTACGGGTTGTGCGCGGCGTACCTGATGGCACTTATGTAATCGGTAGACGTTACCGCAGTACGTTCACGCTAACTACGCCTATTCTACGGGACCAGAATGACAAGCTCGTGGGAAGTGGGCATGTGCGCCTGCTGCGACTGGACGTGGCAGTACGTAACTCTGGGCACTTCGATGTACAGGTACTAGACACCCCGCGGGACGTCAATTGGGGCGGGGAACTGACTGGTATCCTGATGAACTCAAAGGAGCTGACTCTCGGGCAGGCTCTGCGTATGGACTTGGCTACGATTACCGTACCATGCCGTACTAACGCAGACACAACCGAGGTGTCACTATTTACTGACGGTTCTATGGAACTGAACGTGCTGGATATATCGTACATCCTGCGCTACAACCAACGCAGACGGAGGATTTAATATGTGGTGGATGGTTGCGGCCATGGCCGCTAAGACCGTTCTGGGGCAGGGTGCTCAGATTGAAGTGTCCAAGGCCAGGAACAAGGCTGTGATTCAACAAACAGCCAAACAGCTAAACGACATCGCGCTACAGCGCGCCCAGTCCAGGGACCGGACTGAGGTGTCTCTGTTTAACATTCAGCAACAGAAGCTGCAGGCACATAGCCAAGTAGGACTGCAGGCAGCAGCTTCCGGCACTATGGGAGCCTCTGTTAAAGACGCCGTAGCCACGGTGAACACTGTAGCCGGGCGGCAAGAGGCCAGCGTGCGTGACCAGCAGGCAACTCAGGAAGAGGGCTTCCGTCTAATGACGGACAAGGCCGTGGACAGCGGCCTGGCTAACATGGACATGGAGGACCCCTACGATAACATGTTTAACTCACTGTTGAGTGTCGGGGCATCCGCTGTTGGGCAGTACGCCGGTAACGCTGCGTCATCTTCTGACTCTGGCAGCTCTTCGCCTGGAAGCGGAGCGGCAGCTACGCAGAGCACGGCATCCTCCTACGACTTATGGGGGAGTAAGGGCAGTAGCCCAGTTCACACCTGGTAAATTAGGAGGAATACTAAATGCCTGTGATTCAACCCAGTAGACAGGGGCTAAATATCGGTGGCGTGCAACTGCAATCCAACGATGTTAGCTTACCGTCAACGGTAAGTGAGGTGTCTGTTGATACCTCCAAAGCAAAACGCCTAGCTGCCCTGTCAGGGTTCGTACAGGACTTCGGCGTAGGGTTTGACGAAGCAGTAAAAGAAAACGCTGCAGCCGCCACGGTGCGCGGCGCAATGGATGCCCAGGGCGCAGTAGATGCAATGGCTTCCAAAGATGAGGCTGTACAGAAGCAGAACATATTCGTGCGCGAGGCCTATCAGGATGGCTACGTATCCGCCGCCGCGTACGACTCTCTAGCCAAGTGGCGCACAGATAGCATCGCACGAGCTAAGAAAGCTGCTGAGTCTGGTCTGACTGACGAGGAATTCCAGCAGCAGGAGCAAGAGCACGTACAGTCAATGGCAGACAAGCTCGGGATGTATCTCCCGGACATGTCCAAACAGTCTGCCACGAATATACTGCAGCAGCTCCGCGCTACCAGTATGGCTAACTATACAGCCTTCCAGAAAGGACGTGCTGCGTTCGCCTTGGCCCAGGCTGACCGTGCCCTAGACCGTGGACTGAGTGCGTCCAGCGATGAGTTCTATCAGCGTCTGCAGGCAGGACAGGGTGCCGCCGCGCAGATGTCCATTAAGACGGGCTTGGACAGTATCCTGGCTGCTGAGCACTTGGACAAGAACAAGAAGCTGGACCGGGCCAAGCAGTATCTGGTTAGCGTAGCGCAGCAGACGCAGGACCCGCTGGTAATTAACCAGCTGCAGGAAATGGCCACCAAGGAACTCGGCGTCAACTCAGTGGATGTCAACGCAGCACTGTATCAGGAGTTCAAGCGCGCAGGTGCTCAGATTGAGACACAGGCCCGTTTCGAAATCTCTGATGCAATCCAGTCTCTTGAGGGGCAGACCCCTGAGCAGCAAGAACAGACACTGGCGCGTATTCGTAGTCGTGTCATTGAGCTGTCGGCATCTGATGTACTTAGCGCCGGGACCAGCATGGAGTTCTGGAACAAAGCCCAGACCATTCGAGAGAAGGCAGCAGACGCCCAAGCATTGCGCACAGCAATTACTGGGAATATGCCAAGCTCCACCCTGGCGGGTATGTTCAAGGGGGATTTAGACAAGGCGCGTACTCAGCTGCTCAAGAGCTTTCCGGACACCCCAGAAGGGAACTTGCAGCTGCTGGCGTACGGGAGCAACAGCAAGGACGCATGGGCAGTCAACGAAGCGCACAAGCGTATGTCTTCGGATATGGCGCGTACGCTGACTACGCTGGACCAGCTCGGTGAGGATGGTGAGGTTTCCCGCGAGAACGTCAACAGCATAAACTTGTGGGCACAGGCTTATAGCACCAGTACGGACTTAGGGAAGATGGCGCTGCTGTCTGAGGTCCCATCTGAGTGGCGTGGAGTGGTGCAGTCGGCTATTGCCCAGAACCCCAGTAACGCCAGCAACACCATCTTGGACGACCTGCGCCGCCAGGCGCGTAACAAGGCCAGTGGGCGCTATACTGATATCCCAGAAACTCCTACAGATAAGATGGTGGACCCAAGCGGTACCGCTAACTGGTTTAGCTTCTTCGGGGATGCTGCTGCTCAGCGACAAGAGGCACGGGCGGCGATGGTGGAGGAGTTCCGCTACCTTAAAACTCATAACCCAGAGTCCTTCGCTGGTAAGGATGCTGACGATATTAATAAGATGCTCAAAGGCAACATCCAATCCCGTAAATTGGAGCTGGAGGTTGCTGGTGCGCCTAGGCATGTGTACCTGCCGCCAGGCACTTCCCTGCAGTCCCTTATGGGAGACTACAAAGGTGATGTGGAGCAGTTTACAGCATCGCTGCAGCAGCATATCCAGAATCAAGTTCAGTACCTGTCTGACCCCAGCAACATAGAGCGAGTGGTGATACAGGCGGCCACGGCCGGTAACGCGGGCCAGAACATGTCCGTAATCGTCATTGACAAGGAGGGCAAATTCCAGGATATGTCTGTGAATCTTCGTGACGTTCAGGCTACTGCTCAGGCTGCGTATGATTCAGCGTTGGCTGGCGATATGAAGATTGGCAGCGAACAAGTAGGTGTACGTCCCGCTACCTTCTATGACCACGACAACGGACGTGCTGTCAGCGTGCAAGTCAATGGTCGTAACTCGGTAGGGCTGGAACCCTCACTATTTAGTGACATTCTCGCCACCACTATGAAGTTCGAGGGGTTCCGAGAAGGTAAGGGCAAGGGCAGTGTAGGCTTCGGTCTGCACATTAACTCTGGCATGCCTGTCCCACAGAAAGTGACCATTGATGACGGTATCAGTATCCTCAAGTCCTCCCTGGAGAAGCAGTACGTTCCGAACGTGCAGAAGCAACTCAAGGGGCAGGGTTTGAATGCCTCCGACGAGGCGTTAAAGGTCATGGTGGACCTGAACTATCACGGCGGTAACGGTAGCTCTGGCCCTGTAGCAGAGGCGATGGCACAGGTACGCAAGGCTGCTAAGTCCCCAGTGGGGGCGTATCAGTATCCAGTATCTGAGGCCCAGGGCAGGGCTTGGCAAGCACTGCGGAATACTCCAGCGTATAAGCAGGCCCAACCTGAGCGTAAGAAGTACCTGGAACAAAACCTACGTGATTGGCTCTTCGAAGCAACGCACTAACCAGAGGCCCTTCGGGGCCTCCCCTTATCAAAATTCTTTTAGGAGATATTATGGCTCAGTTTCTGAACCAAGAACCGAATCCACAGGAAAAGGATTCTGCTAAGGGCGCAACACTTAAACCTGCGCCTGAGCGCGTAGATTGGAATGATGCCGGAGACAACGGCCTGAATGCACTGGAGCGTGCCTCCTTACTGGCACAGGCCAAGACCCCCGCTACTACGGCAGGGGAGAGCTTTGCATCTGGAATGGGTAACAGCATCATCGCAGCAGCTATCCGCAAGGCCTCTGCCCCGGCATTTGACCGGGACCAGAACTTTAACGCCAAGCAGACTCTGAGCAGCGATACCCGGGCTAAGCTGTATGCTCCGAATCAGGAAGAGATTGAGTACCTGCACGACTCGGTGTCAGTCGAAGATTACAACTACCGCATGCAGCAGATGCTTGAGCAACGCGACCGTGACCGCTTAATGGCCGACAACACAGTGGCAGGGTTCGCGGGTATGTTGGTAGGGGATTCCCCGTTCATCCTGGCCCCGATGTCTGCTGCTGGTATTGCTGGCCGTGCGGGCTTAGCTGCACGCACTGCTATTCGCGCCGCTGACGTAGGCTCCGCATTCTATGCACAGGACCAACTGGGCCAGTCTGCTGCGGTAACTGCGCTGGTAGCAGGCGTAGCCGGATTAGACCAGCTCTGGGATATGTCTAGGGCGGCTAAAGCCGCTGCCAAGGCCCGCACTGGGCGTGAGCCTATGTTCGACCCAGAAGCGCCTACAACTCGTACAGCGAGGGACGCTAATGTTACAGGAGTAGGAGAGGGAGAGGAAATCCTCACTAAGACACTGGATGAAAGCATCCAAGTATCTAGAAACAATACCGCCTCCGTGAACATGAAAGCACAGCACGTAGTTCAGTTCTTGAAGAAGTCTGAACACTTAACAGCAGGTCAGAAGGCTATTCTGGACACGCTGGGAGATGCTGTAAACGACATTGATTTTAAACTAGTAGCAGGCTCAGCAAACCGCAGCCGCTACACTTACGGACGCAGAGGTTTAGATAGGCGTGGTGAGGTATCCCTGCGCGCGCCAAAAGAAGCTAATGGCAGCACCTGGACTACAGTCGGGGACGCACTGCGTGCTATGGATGCAGATACAAGCAAGGTAGCCGTGCATGAGCTGATTCACGCCGCCACTGCGCGTGCCGTTGACAGTAGCCCCGAGATTGCTAAGCGTCTGGAGGAAGTGCGCGCTGTTATTGCAGCTGACTCCACCCTGACGCCGCGTATGCGGTATTACGCAAGCAACGTGCACGAGATGCTGGCAGGCTTAGGCGACAGCCCGGAGTGGGTTGAGCATCTGGCGAGGATGAAATCCCCGACCGGTAAGAGCATGCTTCGCCAACTGGGTGAGTACATCATGAACGCCCTGGGCATCAAGGCCAAAGGCTCTGCCTTGGAAGATGTCCTGGATGCGTACGAGGACGCCGTTAAATGGACAGCCAAGGACTACGCAGACCAAGCCCAGAGCTTCCGCAGTGAAGCCTTCCAGGACCTGGCTGGCAGTGCTACACTTAACGAGGCCAAGGGTGCTCAAGCTATGCTGGATGGAGCCAAGAAGAAGCTCTCCACTATGTTTGCCCTTTACGACAACATCGCCCAAGGCAACGAAGACTTGGCTAAACTGCTAGTGTCGGATGCGTCAGCCGTAGGTGGCCGCCGCCCATCCGTAGTGGACTTCAAGCGCAACCTCACTTTGGAGATGGACGCCAGCGCCAGCGTAGTGGAAGACGCTATCCTGGGCGCGTTGAAGGATAAGGGTGTAGGTTTCTCTGAGCGCTTCTTCCATCGGAGCAAGTTCCGCGCTGAGCGGGCTGCACTAGAAGACCGCCTGAGTAAGTACCTGGATGCCGCTTATAGCGCCGACGTAAACGGCCGTGCTGTGCCAGTGCCGGATGCAGAGATTGCCCCACTGGTTGACGCCTATCGCCGCTCCGGCTGGGCTAGCAAGTGGCACGAGCATATGCTCAATGCCGGTCTAGTGGATGATGGTGCGTTGGTTAAATCCGACTACTACTTCCCGCGTCAGTACAGCTACGACAAGATGCGTCAAGGTATCGCACAGGGTAACACCCTGGACGACTACCGCGCCCTGTTCCGGTCCGCCCTGCGGGACGTGTACCCGAGCATGGAGTCAGAGGTAGTGCAGCGTGTTGCCAAGGAGATGGTTGACGGTATCTACAATGGACGTGCCGGGCAGTCTGGCCCTATGTGGAAGCAGCTGATTAACGGTATGGGTAACGATGAGGTCGTTATGGCTATGCGTAGCGCCGGTGTAGATGAGTCTGCAATCCAGAGCTTCCTGGCTGGTAACGTACGAGAATCCGGCAGCACTTCGCCTGCGCGGAACCTGCGCCAGCGTACTCGATTCAACATGGACAAAGAGTATCTGGTGAATGGTAAGAGCATGCGCATGCAGGACCTGATGGATACTGACGTAGCCAAGGTTATGCACGGGTACACTAACCGTATGTCTGGGCGTGTAGGCATGGCCTATGCAGGCGTACAGGACCTGGGACAGCTCGCCAAGATGATTGATGAGTCTAAGCACGCACTGGCGGATTCCGCTAAGTGGGAGAAGACCGTCAACGACACCATCGACTTTATCCTGGGTGGGGCACCTGCTGACGCTGGACAGCTTCCGGACTTGCTGCGCGCAGCCGGGAACATGGCGAACGCCACTATGCTTAAGAACTCCGGCCTGTATCAGCTGACTGATACTGCTTTAGCTATGAAGGAGTTTGGCATGGCTAGAGTGCTGCGTAGCATGCGTGACCAGCCTTGGTTCAAGGAGGGTGCCGTAGCTATCAAGACCCCGGATATGGCGGCTCGTCTAGACACCGTGCTGCGGGGCAATATCCAGAAGGAGATGCGCTTCCGCTGGCTGAATACGTACGCTGACGATAACCTGGACCTGACCCGTCAGGCCTCTTGGTTCAACGTCACCCAGAACGTAGGGCAGGCTGCACGTCACGTCAACGGAATGAGCATGGTGCACCGGCTGCAGGTTAACCTGAACTCCGGTATTGTGGCGGACGAGCTTACCCAGATGTTCAAGGGTGATGCTGAGGCGTTTAAGCGTCTGGAGCGTTTCGGGCTTACCCGTGACGTTGCGGACCGCGCCATCGCCGCCAACAAGGCTAACCCTGGCGCTATGTTCCAGCCGGACCTGCAAATGCAAGTTGAGGTTGTAGGGACGCGCATGATGGACTACTTGGTGCAGCAGGTTCGTACCGGGGAGACCTCACACTTTGCACAGTTCAATCCTATCGGCAAAGTCATTGTAGGGTACCAGAGCTTCGCGCTGGCTGCCACTAACAAGATTCTGCGCAGAGAGCTGAACGATGCTGGGTGGATTGGCGTAGCCCATATTATGGCGTACCAGTTCCCATTGATGCTGTTGGCTACTATGGCTAAGCACAGCATGGACGGGAGGGACGTAAGCACCCAGAAACTCATCGGCGAGTCCGTAATGGGTATGAGTGCCATCGGCGGAGTATCCTTACTGCAGGATATCTTCCTGGGAGATTCTCCTCGTCACTCGTTGGCGTCTATGGGTTACGTCACAGGACTGCTTGGGGCTGTACAGGACCTGGCTACCGGTAATATGGATATCAAGACCTTCACTAAGCAGGTACCGTTAATCCAGGAATTCGCACCTACGCGAGCCATCATCAATAACTTCGGAGACGATTAATATGGCATACAGCTGGCAAGAACAAATCAAGCCAGCTGGTACCCAGGATATCCAGTGTGATATTGAGTATTTGGACAAGTCCTATATTCATGTATACCTAGACGGGGTGGAAACCACTGGATACACCTGGACCAGCGCTACCAATATAAGACTGAATTCGGCCCTAACGGCGAGCACCACGGTACTGTTGATTCGTAAGACTGAGCGCGAGTATCTGTACATCGAGTTTGCCAGCGGCTCTCCGTTCATTGAAGTGAACGTAGATTCTCAAAACACGCAATTCTTACACTTAGCCCAAGAGCTTGTGGAAGGCCGGGCTATACCCGGATTCTACGGGAATATAAGCATGAACGGGTACCGCATCACTAACGTAGCGGACCCGACAGACCCACAGGATGCTGCTACCAAGAACTATGTAGACACTGGGGATGCGATACTGAACGCGCGCATAGACTCAGAACACTCTGCTTGGGTATCCGCTGTACAGGCGGAGGCTGCTACTCGTAAGGCCGCAGACGACGCTCTCGATGTTCGTACTACCAACCTAGAGCAGACCTTTATCTCTGGGGAGCCTACGGTAAGCTACCCATGGTATACTATACTAGCTGAGGCTACTGATGAAGTGACGCCTGGATTGTCTTTCACGAAGGCTATAGTGTACGTGCAAGGCGTAAACCAAATTCCCGGCTATAGTTTTGAGGTGGTGGATAACACTTTACTGTTTGCAGAGGTACTCCCAGCAGGTACTCTGGTATCCGCCAGATTGGGGTATGATGCAGAGTTATCGGAAACTTACGCCACAGCTACGGCGCTAGGGGAAGAGGCGTCAGCCAGGGCTAATGCCGATGCACAGATAATTCTGGACTATCAAGCAGCCGTAGGGACCAAGGCAGCCAAGGGTGCTAACTCCGATATCACGAGCTTAAGTGGATTAACTACACCGCTGAGTAAAGCTCAAGGCGGTACTGGAAACACCTCTGGCGCTGCTGATTCGGCTGCAAAGCTAGCCACAGCAAGGACTTTGGTGGTGGATTTGACGTCCATTACCCCTGCTAGTTTTGACGGTACGAGCGATGCCACCCTGGGGGCAACTGGTAGCCTGCCGGTTGCAAAGGGAGGTACAGGGGCCGCCGACGCGGCGACTGCTAGGACCAACCTGGGAGCAGCAGCATCCGGTAGCAATGGCGACATCACGGCATTAACTGGGTTGAGCGGCGGTATCTCTGGGCGTACTGACGGCGTAGCTGCAGCTGCCGGTGTAGTGGGTGAAGTACTGAGTGCGGTAACTGCGGTAGCTGTAAGTGTTACCAGTGGCACCCCATTGAACGTTCTGTCCTTGAGCCTACCGGCGGGGGAGTACGAGCTTGAGAGTGCCCTGTTAGTCACTAATAGCGGCAACGTTACTGCTCTCAGTTTTGGAGTTAGCAGCACCAGTGCAGTGTTACCTAGCAACTGGTACGACTTATACTCCATAACTACCACGTTAGCGGCTGGGAATTCTTCGAGACAGGGCATGTCACGCCGTCTACGGTTAAGTGCAACAACCACTGTATACCTGGTAGCTCAGGCCACCTTTACAGGGACCTGCACTGCCCAGGGTTATATTAGAGCAATGAGGGTTAGATAATGGCAGGGGCGGCTAAACGCAGTCGCCTCTCGGAGCTGCACCGCATGTTCACTGAGGCCTTGATTGAAGAAATCAAGCAGTCTAAGGAAGACGAGGTGCCGCTCCCCGCCGCAGATAAATCAGTTATCGCTAAGTTCTTGAAGGACAATGACATCACCGCGGACGCAGATTCCGAGGAGATGCAGGACCTTCGTGATGAATTCGATGACGAACTAGCGGCGCGCAGAGAGGCGCGTAAGCAAGAGATTCTAAACAAAGTTGGCGGTTCAGACTCTGAGGACTTACTAGAAGGAATTGTCTAATGGTATCGGTGAAGACTGCGCGAAGACTGCGCATGCTCAACCAGAAACTTACTGGTTATAGTGCGAATCCGCGCAGTATTCCCAAAGAGGAGCGCGAGGACATCGCGATGATGATGGCCGCGGCGCTAAGTGACTTCCGGGAATTTGCGTACATCGGTATGCGGTTCCTTGGCTTTACACTCACGGACATGCAGGCCGACATTGCAGAGTACATGCAGAAGGGCCCCAGGAAGCGCATGGTGGCCGCGCAGCGTGGTGAGGCTAAGTCTACACTAGCTGCACTGTATGCCGTCTGGAGGCTCATACAGGACCAATCCTGTCGTATCCTGATTGTGTCCGGCGCAGAGAAGCAGGCGTCCGATGTAGCGAACTTAATCATTCGTATGCTGGAAACCTGGCCGCTGCTGTGCTACTTGAAGGCTGACCCTACTCGTGGGGACCGTACTTCATTCGAAGGTTATGATGTTCACTGCGACCTGAAACCTCTGGATAAGTCCGCCAGCGTAGCCTGTGTAGGTATCACTGCATCCCTGCAGGGGAAGCGTGCGGACCTGCTGATTCCAGATGATATCGAGACCACCAAGAACGGCTTAACGCAAACCCAGCGTGAGCAGCTGCTGATGATTTCTAAAGACTTCGCAGCTATCTGTACGCACGGGGATACGCTGTACCTAGGTACACCACAGACCAAGGACAGTATCTATAAAACCCTGCCGGGACGTGGCTTCGAGGTGCGCGTGTGGCCCGGGCGCGTTCCGTCGATTGAAATGGAAGAGCGATATGGAAGTACACTTGCTCCTTATATCCTGGAGCTTATTGAGCGCGGCTATAAACGCACCGGCTTCGGTGTCGACGGGACGCTAGGGGAGAGCACGGACCCCGGGCGCTATGACGAGGATGCGCTGATTGAGAAGGAGCTGGACTTTGGTCCAGAAGGCTTCCAGCTGCAGTACATGCTCGACACCACTCTGTCCGACCAAATGCGTACGCGCATCAAGCTTTCGGATATGCTGGTTTACTCCGGCAGCCAGGATTCATCCCCGGAGACGTTCTCCTACATCGCGGACCGCCGGTACCTGTACCAGCATGAGCATGAGGGGATTATGGGCCAGCAGATGTACTTCCCGGCATTCTACGGGGACATGCACCTACCGTACCAGCATAAGGTGCTGGTGGTGGACCCGGCTGGTTGCGGCGGAGACGAAGTGTCCTATGCTGCTGGGGGTGCTGCGAACTCGTACATTCACCTATTCTCCGTGGGTGGCTTCCAAGGAGGTATCAGCGAAGAGAACATTGATAAACTGATTGACCTGTGCGTAGAGTTGGACATCCCGGATATGGTGGTGGAGAGCAACATGGGGCATGGCACCGTGTCTATGCTTATCCTGAACCGGCTGCGGGAGCGACGCCTCGCCGGTATCGGCGTAAGGGACCTGAACAACTCCACGCAGAAAGAGCGTCGTATCATCGACACTATCAGCCCAGTTACCCGCCGTCATCGCCTGGTGGTGCATGAGCGCGCTATTCACGACGATATCAGCACCTGTATGGCGTACTCCCGAGATAGACGTTGGTTGTACTCTGCGTTCGCGCAGTTATCCGGTATCACATACGACCGCGGTAGTCTGGCGAAGGATGACCGAGCCGACGCAATCGCCATGATGGTGGCTACGCTGAACGGACATCTGGTGGAAGATGAGAAAGTGGTGGCCGAGCGTGAGTCTGAGAAGATGGCGCGGGCCTTCATTGAGAACCCACTGGATTGGGCACAAAGCAAAGTGTCTAAGGGCCTTCGGGGTGTAGCTGCTCGGCTGCAGAACCGTGGCAGAGGTAAACAACATAGAGGAAGAAGATAATGGCATCAATCATCGCAGCTAAAACTGCGGACGTCCAGTACGCCATTGTAGGCAAGTGCCAGAACCTGGAGAAGCAGGTGCAGCCGGACTACAACGTAGGCTTCGTAGGTACGACTGCCTTGACTAAGCTGAACGGGTTCTTCACGTACATGCAGTCCCAGGGCTATACGGCTACCCGTGCCGGTACAGCCTTCAAGGATGATGGTACGCTGCAGGCGCGCCTGTTCAGCATGCTCTCGCAGCTCTCTAAGACCGGCTACGTCGCCCTTACGGGTACAGGTATGCCGCTCGGTGAGGGCTCCGGTACAGCGTTTGATGATTCGTTCACTGCACTGCAGAGTGCATTCGTAGCCGCTACTGACGCGGCAGCATAAGGAGAGTACACATGGCAATTGCAAAAGCAACCCCAGCGCAACAGCAGGAGCTGTTGCGTCAGCCGAACATTCTCGGTAAGGACTTGTATGCTATCCTTACGCAGCCGCAGAACGTAGCCCAGACTGGTGCCGCCTTCGATACCAAGATTGCTGCGCTCGAAGCCGCGGTAGCCGCAGTGAAGGCTGCTAGCTAATGCGTAAACTGGTCGCTGGGTTACTGCTCGCGGTTACTCTGACTGGTTGCTCGGCGACCTCTGCGCTCACCGGCTTAGTTGGTTCTAAGCCGGATGTGTCTGCTCAGGTTGGTGCCGAGAACACCAAACAAACCGTTGGCTTGAATAACAAGGTGGACTCCAGCACCACCAACAAAACCGATGTATCAGATTCTAACGTAGGCACTTTGGATACGTCCAGTAAGAAGCAGGTGCAGACTATTAGCACCGGGACAATCCAGGCAGAGCGCCTGCAGGTGGTTAACAATGATAGTTACAGTCTTATCCTCGCCGGATTAGCTGGGGCCAGTATTCCTCTGGTCTTCCTAGTGGTCATTCTGGTGATTCGTAAGCTGTTCAGGAAGAAGGGGCAGCAGGATGATTAAGGTGGGAGACATGGTTGGGGTAGACCTCGCTACCCGGGCAGGTGCAGCAGTTACCGGCGCTACGGTATCAGGAGGTTGGTTGGCAGAGTTAATGAGCTGGAACTGGAGCACTATCAGCTTCATCACTGCGACGGTGTGCGCGGTGCTAACCCTGGCGTGGAATGCGTATTACAAGCGACGTACATTCAAGCTCCTAGAGGAGCAGGCACGTAAGGGGACTATTAAATATGAGTTTAAGGACTAAGGTTATTGCGGCCCTCACGGGGGCCACTATGCTTGGCGGCGCCATTACCGGGGTGGTTCAGCACAACGAGGGTCTGAGCCTTACCGCCTACAAGGATAGCGCAGGTGTCCCCACTATATGCTACGGCGAGACAAAGGGCGTTAAAATGGGCCAGAGAGCCACGCTGAGCGATTGTCAGAAGCAACTGATAAAATCGGCAGGGGAACACGCAAAGGCCCTTGACGGGCTTCCTATGCAGCTCTCTGACGTAGCTCTGGTTGGGTCTGTAGACTTCATTTATAATGTAGGCGTAGCTGGCTTCAACGGTAGTGCCGTGAAGCGCCATCTCAAAAGCCTGAACTACGCAGCGGCTGGGAAGGCTGTGCTGGATTGGCGCTATATTAGCAAGTACCAGCAGAAGTCCCCTGGAGTTGGTTGGGTATATAAGGGTGGCAATCGCTGGACCTTCGACTGTTCCCAATACATTAACGGGCAACGCAATAAGGTGTGCTGGGGGTTATGGGAGCGTAGGCAGTGGCAGAGCAAGGCCATTGGGAACCAGTATAAGAATGTAAATGCTGCGGTGACAGCTCTCACTAAGACCGGAGGATAAATGGCATTAATTAGATTAGTAGCTCCCGAGCGGGTGTTCTCCGACTTGGCGAGCATGGTAGCATACCCAAACTTTCAGGTGCAGGACAAGATTACCCTGCTGGGCAGTGCCGGTGGGGATTTCACCTTTACTACTACTGCGTCGGTAGTGGATAACGGAACTGTGTTTGCTGTACCCGGTGGGTACCTGCTACGTAAATTCGTGGGCCCAGCATACAGCTCCTGGTTCAGCAACTGGGCGGGCATAGTCACGTTCATGAGCGCGCCTAATAGGCACCTGGTTGTGGACACGGTCCTGCAGGCCACGAGTGTGCTCAACATCAAAAGCAACTCTACGCTAGAGTTTACCGATACCGGAAGAATCCTACCGGATGCTGCGGTTGCACGTCAAGTGCTTAATATTATCGGCTCGGCACCCTCGGTGTTCGTACCGTTAGCAGCGGATGCCGCGGCGGGCAGTAAAGTCATTACGGTGTCTGCTGGGGCTTTGTCTGCGGTAAAAGGTACGTACTTGTATCTTCGCTCTAACAAGCTGTGTGATGGTGGTCCTAACACCTACGGTGTAAAGATTTCCCAGATTAGGAAAGTGGTGGGGGTTAGCACCTCCGGTGGCGTCACCAGTATTCGGCTGGATAAAGCGCTGCACTATAACTACTACCTGTCTGATGCCGCGGAAGTAGGTATCCCGACAATGGTGGAGAACGTAACCTTAGTATCCCCGTACATCAACGAGTTCGGCTACGACGATTTGAACCGGTTCTTTACTATCGGTATCTCTGCCAACTTTGCCGCGGACTTGCACATCCAGGACGGGGTTATTATTGGCAACAAACGCCCCGGGGCTTCTGATATAGAAGGGCGTAGTGCTATCAAGTTCAATAACTGCGTAGATAGTACCGTTAAGGGTACGTGCTTCTACAACATCGGATGGTACGGGGTAGAGGTGCTCGGCTGCTCAGAGGACACGGAAGTACACGATATCCACGCCATGGACGTACGCCACGCAATCTCTCTGAACTGGCAGAGCACTGCAGACGGGGACAAATGGGGAGAGCCTATCGAGTTCTTAGGCGTTAACTGCGAAGCCTACAACACAACCCAGGCTGGGTTTGATACTCACGACATTGGTAAGCGTGTGAAGTTCGTTCGCTGCGTTTCGTACGACAGTGCTGACGATGGGTTCCAAGCGCGCACTAACGGGGTGGAGTACTTGAACTGTCGAGCTTACCGTGCAGCTATGGACGGGTTCGCCTCCAACACCGGTGTAGCCTTCCCTATCTATAGGGAGTGCCTAGCTTATGACAACGTACGCTCTGGCTTTAACTGCTCGTACGGCGGTGGCTACGTTTATGACTGCGAGGCTCATGGTAGCCAGAATGGTGTGCGAATCAACGGGGGCCGTGTTAAGGGTGGTCGGTACACCCGCAACTCCAGCTCTCACATCTTCGTCACTAAGGACGTAGCTGAGACAGCGCAGACATCCCTGGAGATTGATGGCGTGAGCATGCGCTACGACGGTACCGGGAGAGCTGTGTACTTCCACGGGACTATGGGCATTGACCCTACCCTGGTATCTATGTCCAATAACGACATGACCGGTCACGGTTTGTTCTGGGCATTGCTGAGCGGCTACACTGTTCAACCTACGCCTCCGCGCATGTCCAGGAACTTACTGGATGACACAGGTATCCGTGGAGTGGCAACGCTGGTTGCTGGCGAGGCTACAGTCAACGCCCGTGTACGCGGAAACTTTGGCAGCGTAGCTAACTCCTTCAAGTGGGTGTCTGAGGTTAAGTTGACGCGGTTGACCTTTCCCTCTAGTGCTGGGGCCTTGACGGTTACTAGCATAGCTCAGAACCAGGATGTGCCTACACCTAATCCGGACCTAAACAGCTTCGTGATTAGGAGCAGTAACGCAGCGGACGTATCCCAGGTAGCCTGGGAGGTGTATCTCTAAGTATCTCTAAGTAGCTCCCTGGGGTATCTCTACGGTATCCCGGGGCACTGCTGGGGTGCACGTCTATACCTGGACCTGAAATTTATTAGACTCACGCGAGGATATGTCTATGAACATAAAATATGACACAACATCCCCTAGCTGCTTGGTGTGGCTCAAGGGCAGACGGGCCGGGGCAGTAGCCGGTACTAAGAAGGCAAAAGGCTACTGGGAGGTGCAAGTATGTGGCAAGAAACTGCGCGTGCACCGGCTCATATGGGAGATGCACAATGGTCCTATCCCAGAGGGCTACGTGGTTGACCACATCAACCAAGACCCCAGCGACAACCGCCTAGAGAACCTGCGCTTGGCTACTCTCAGTGAGAATAACTGCAATGCTCGCAGGGCTGAGCGCGAACACCCTAGAGGCGTATACTACACTGGCACTTGCTGGCGCGGGGAGTTCTGGAAGGACGGTAAGCGTTATATGAAGAAGCACAGCTCCTACGAGGTTATCTGCAAGTGGGTACAAGAGAAACGCCTGGAACATCACAAGGACTTCTCCCCTGCGCAGATGTATATCTGAACTCGAAATTTGTTATACTTACCCGACAGGGCCCCTCACCCTCAACGACGCCAATTGCCCCCATAGGGGGTGCCTAGCGCATAAAAGGAGGGGGTGGGGCCACCTAGGGCGCACTAGCAGGCACCAGCGGGCCTCAGTGGCTCTCTGCGCTGCGCTAGGGCTATCGCTAGTGCTACCCTATGCCTATCCCTGTGCGCGGCACTGCGTGGCTCCTGTGCGCGCTCTAGGGCGCTCTCTGTGGGCCATAGGGGTGCGCTCTGCCTTACCTATTTTGTGCGTCACAGTGCGCCACCTAGTGGACCTGCCTAGTGCCTACGCAGTGGGGCCATAGGGTGCACCTAGTGCTATCCCTAGTGCGTACTAGGCTATCCACTGGCTATCCTTAGTGCTTTACATTGTGCCGATTCTATGCTACGCTGCGCGCTCCCCACTAGGGCGCACATCCACACTCTGCCGCTATCCCTTATCTCTTACTTTCATTCGAAAGCTAATACGAAATGATGTTACAGGAGTAGGAGGGTTTTAGGGCACTATACATACTACTACTCACTATGCACTCACTAGGTACTCACTAGTATGTCCCTGTGCCTACGCAGTAGGCTGACATACCTACATAGTCACCGCATCACTCCGTGCCCTTTCACTTCGTACGGGCACTGCGTTCTGCTCTATGAGTATTGGGTAGTATTGGTTCGTACTGGCTAGTATTGGCTAGCAGTGGTTGCAGCCAGTGCCAGCATAGGGCTATCCCTAGAGCTATCCCTAGTATGGCTCTAAGTATTTGCCCTGCTTACCCTTTTTGCTATTAGTGATAAAAAGTTTAAAAAATTACTTGCTTCTTTTGGTTCAATGCAGCTATAGTTCAATCACCGGGAGGCACTAGCGACTAGCTAGGCTAACCGGGGCCGAGCCGGGAGGCTCCGCTGGATTAAGGCTAGATAGTGTGAAGGGTTAGACACTCGATAAAAAGGGTTGACACCGCGAAGAACATAAGCTAGATTGAATCCCGAAGCAAGTAAAGCAGTAAGAAATAAACGCTTGACAAGTTCGGATTCACTGAGTAACTTAGATAGCAAGCAGTAAGCTGGTTTGCGGTGAGGCCCAGTACCTTGACTGGTACGATGACGACCGAGCCTAGACAACCAGTTAAAAAGAGTAAGCGTGCCGGACGTTATCACCGGGGTTCTGAGACAAACCATACTGTCGAGGCGTGAGCAGCACGCTCCTCTGAATCGAGGGAACAAGGCGCGGAGTGTATCCCGCAAAGAGCATATAACATAGCGTAGCAGTAACAAGGCTGCGCTAGATTATGTTCTCTGATAGGTAAGAAGATTATGCGCAAAGCAAAGCGTTTAGCTTTACGGCGGAATATGCAGTTATCGCTGAATCCCACCGACAACGTACCACTCACTGTGAAGCCAAGTAAGCAAGGCCTGAGCTGTGAGCACAGGGTGAGAGGTAAGCAAAAACAACGTGCCGGCAGTAAACAACCTTCGGGGTGGTCTACTGTGAACGCACAGTTCGGACACTAATTACAGCCTATAGCATCCTATGGGGTGCTATGTGAAGTAATTACCTAAACAACCAAGCAATCAACGGGGTGAATCATGACTAACTCAACCGGTAAAGTGTTCAAGTTAACTGCTGCTGGCAGCATTCGCAAAGCGCTGGGCGATGTAGTGGAAGCAAAACGCAACATCACTATCAGCGCGCTCTTCCACGGCCTTATCAGTAGCAACGTATCCTGGGCTACGGATATGCAGCGCAGTGATGCCGCTGACTTCGATATGGTGCTGCGTACGCTGCTGCCTATCAAGTTCAATAAAGATTCCGGCAAGTACGAATTCAATGCTAAGAAGTGCTATGCGTCTGCTGAGAAGCTGGGCATCGAACTGGACAGTATGCGTCTGAACTATAAACAAGCTGACAAGCAGGGCCGCGAAGTGATTGTAGCCAGCTTCTATAGCTCCTGTATGGCCCTGTACGCTGCCGAAGCGGAGCAGGTGAAGAATGACGCACTGGATGCCGATGCAGTGCGCTTGCAAGCGCTGGGGCGCGTTAAGAACGCCATCAAGAAAGCTAAAGAGACTGGCGTAAGCGACTCCGATTTGGTGAGTATGCTCATTAGTCAAGGTGTGGATGTACGCGCTGTACTGGATGCGGCTGAGGTTCTCAAATGATGCCCCTATTCAAGTGCAAGTACTGTGGTAGGTTCTACCGCGGTGAGCCGGGCCGCTGTACTCATGACGATTGTCCGGGTAGTGGCGGCGGTGCTGGCGCGGCTATAGCTATCAAGTGGTGGGCCTTGTGCCCTGCGGCCAACGATGCCGACGCCTTCGATATCCCTATGCGGGCAATAGCTCAAAAATGGGTGTACAAGGGATTGGGTGAGTATCTCTAGTAGCAAGCCTATAGCGTCCTACGGGGCGCTATGTGAATGCCCCTAACAAGTGAGGTTTTATGTTTATTTTATTACAGGTATACCAGGACGAGCCGTCAAAGGCACTAGCGTGCTCTTCGGACTTTGACGCGCTGCGTAAGGTTTATTGGGAAAAAGTATTCTACGAGTCTGCGTCTATTAAAGAGTTCTACGCTCGTATATACTGTATGCAGCTCACCCACAAACAAGCGCTTTATAAGGCGCAAGCATGCTTCCAACTGTTATCTGCCCCGGAGGTACAGTAATGAAAGCAATACTGATTTATCCGGGGCACGACTGGTGGTCTAGCTGGTACAATCCATTACAGGAATATAACTTCTCTGTGCTGATATTTGCCGACCATGACAATGAGCAGGTGTCCCCACTGGACATCATAGACACTGACACTGAAATGGCTGCCCGCACTGTGCTGGACGCCGTGAATCTTGGTATCATCACCGATTGGAGACAATTCTATGGTTAACGTATTCAACATCATTGTGACCAGCGCTATGCTGGTTCTGGGCAACGACGTAAGCAACCCGGTGCCCTACTGTACTGTGCAGTTACAGCAACCAGCGGCGCAGGAGCCGCAGCCACGCCCTGAGTATGACCTCTTTGAAGACCCCGATGGCGGTTGCAAAGAGCTGGGCGCGCGTATCCTCGAGGCAGTGCAAGAGCAATACCCGGACGCCGCTGTAACGCTCACGGTAGACGGTAATAGCAACAACGAAATTTGAGGTAGGTATGATTAAACTGTACAGAGCCAACTTTAGCATACAAAAACATCGTCCGGTGTTTTATCGTCTAAGCGGTGCCGGTATTCTTGAATACTACAACCCATACGGGCGCAAGTGGATGTTGTCAACACTAGACCCGGAAGTAGCTCTTTGTGCGTACACCTTGGTTGGTGTAAATGTAAAATTCAAGGTGTAGATTATGCACGGAAAGAATCCTGAGACGCTGCTGATGCGTAGGCAGCAACCAACAATCGAAGGACTGGCGCGAGAGTACAGCGCAAAGGCAGCACTGCGCCAGTACTATGAGAAGCAAGCAAAGCGCCTGGGTATGACCCTGCGCGGCTACTGCTACCGGTTTAATATAAGGGGTGTGGTATGATCAAGTATGATTTATACAAGCGCCCAAATGGGTTTCGGTACCGGGTGCCACTGTATAGTACGCTGAATGGGCGCGCTGAATTCTGGAGCAACAATTTGAAGCGGTGGTCGCGGTCCAACCACAAAATTGGCAGGTTAGTATCCAGCGAGCACAGCACCCTCGTGGCCCGCAACGTGGTGTTCAAGGACGGCGTATGCTCACAGTAGACGAAACAGCGCTGCTGTGCTGGCGTCTGCTGGAAACGCAGGGCAAGTGCGGCTGCACTTGGGAGACATTCAAAGAGGTTCCCAATGAACTCAAGCAAATCGTACCAGTCGAGCGCCGACTCCTCCGAGTTCGTAGGCAGGACTCTACGGTGGTGCTCACCACGTACCGGGAGTATACAGAATCTGCCGCGCGGCAGTTGCAAAAGCACATTGAGTTTGATGTGGTCGCAGCGCTCCTACGGTACGGGTATCATGGAGCATATACAAGATTTAAGGCCGCAGTGCGCGCCTATTATAAGCAGCAACAACTCGCTGCGTGGTATGCACGCTGAGCTATTAATGCACGACACAATACAACTAACCAAGGAGCAAACTAAAATGCAAGAGACTAACACAGCACCTATCGAATGGAAAGTAGTGTTGCCGGAAGGTGCAAACGCACTGCCAATGAAATGTTCGATGTATTCCAGCGGTGATTACTGGACCCCGTTCCAGGACTTGCAAATGCAAGGTGCTGACTACCCCCATAATGATGGTCCACTGCAGGCGCTTACGGGTCTCCGCACTGTGAGCACGCTCACCCCTGGCTTAGAGGTTACTATAGGCGGTATACTGCACCCGAAGTATCGCGAAGTAATGAAGACTAGTGGCCCGTTGCAAAAGGTGGACTTGTACCGGTCTGGAACTTTCTACGAACTCTTTTCCCCGGCGCGAATCACCATCGACAGCAAGTTCTGGGAGCGCCGCCGCGACTTCTATGATGGCGATGATGTAGTGGTTGAGCGCGTAGTTGCTAGTGTAGAAGAGTTCACCGGTTACAAGGTGCACAAGCAGGCCGTGCAGTTATTCGAGCGCATTATGCTTGCGCCAGAAGAGCAGCAGCGCCGCTTATACACTGGCTACGATTACGGGCGCCACCTCCGTGATGGCAACGCCGCTGCGCTGCTCATGAAGTTGCACGGTTTCGTAGTGTCTAGATTCGCCGTGCCGTTGGGCTTTGGTTTCCGCAACGGCGAACCTATCGTGATGCTGGGGCAGCCGCGCATGCACAAGGACTTCGCCGCAGTTACTGAGTACCGCTGCGTAGAGATGCGCGTCGGTAAGTGGCTCGCTAACTACTATGGCAACGGCGTAGACTTCCGCGATGCCATTGAAGACCTCAAGGCTATGAACGTAAACCCGACAACGTACCTGTGCAAGACCGAGCAGGAGTGGTATGATGCCTATGAGAATGGCCCGAGTAGCTGCATGAGCGGGTACTCATTTGAGCATAGCCCTGTGCGGACGTACGCCACCACCAGCCACGGGCTGCCGGACAATGGGCTGCGCTTGTTCATCCAGTACACCGGGGAGCTGTTCGGTGACGATTTCGAAGTGCAGGCACGGGCAATCGTTAACACAGAAACTAACGAGTACGTCCGTGCTTACGGCAACGCTGCTGATGCAATCCTGCGGGGGCATGGGTACACCAGAAACACTGAGTGTCTCGAAGGGATAATGCTGGCGCGCATACCTCACCCCACCTATACCGGTGCGGTACTGATGCCATACCTAGATAGCAGCCAGTGCGGTGTTGATGAAGAAGGCAGTGACGCCTTTGTAATCCGTGATGACTACGAGTACGAGGCGCAAGAGTCCGAGGGGTACATCTACGTCGGTACAGAATCTGCTCGGTGCTGCTGCTGTGAGGAGCGCTACCCCGTCGATGGCATGCACGAAACTGCTGGTGATGAAATGGTCTGTGACGGTTGTGTTGAAGAGGAGGAGTTTGTATACGTAGTTGGGCGCGAGGGTCTGTATAATCGATGGAGTTGCACTTGGTCTGATTACCACGACGCGTATGTATACGACGGAGACATTGAGCACTGTTCGGTAGAGGGTGTAGTGCATGACCAAGAAGAACTGGTGTATGCACAGGACCGACAGGTGCTTATTGAGCACGCAGAAGAACACCCTGTGCACGGGTTAATTCTCACTGAGCATGCAGCTGATTGCTTGGGAGAGAAGTACCTGGGTAACGATGACGAAGAAGAAGTAGAGGAGGCAGCTTAATGTTCTTGAATCCGCATGGGATTGATATGCAGCTGCTCTTGCAGATACTGCAAACGCACCGGCCTAGCTGGGCAAGTACCAAGTGGTTCGAGCCGCTGCTTGAGTGGGCGCTGGGTAGTGATATGCACTACGTAAAGGACAAGCACGGTAACTACTTCGTGCTGGTGGGGGACTCAGAGCAAAGTGACGTAGCGTTTACGTCTCATCTCGACACAGTGGCGCGACCAACCAGCGCTGCGCCGGACGTCGGCTGCACTAACAAGGGTGTACTGTTCGTAAAGAATCCGCAGCAGGCTGACTGCTTGGGCGCCGACTGCGGCGCAGGTATCTATCTGATGCTGGAGATGCTGCGGCGGGGTGTGCATGGACGCTACTGCTTCTTCGTGGATGAAGAGGTAGGCTGCGAGGGTAGCGCTGCATCGGTCAAGGACGACACTGGGTTTTGGACTGGTGTCAAGGCGATGATTAGCTTTGACCGGCGCGGCGACGGGATCATAACGCATCAACGGTACATGCGCTGCTGCTCTGATACCTTTGCCAAGACGCTCGCAGAGCGCCTGGGACGCACGGAGCAGCACTTGCAGAAGGGGGTGTATACTGACTCAGCTGAGTTCGTTGGCATCATCCCTGAGTGCACCAACGTCGGCGTAGGGTACATGCACGAGCACACCCCGGATGAGGTACTGGACCTGAACATCCTCGGCGAAGTGCTTGAGCGGGTACTACAAGATGGCACGTTCTCGCACCTTCCGATTGAGCGGGACCCGAAGGTAATGGAGCCGGACCAGTGGCTCTCTGCACCAACACTCAGTTTACGGCAGCCGTGGGACATGCCCCCGGACGAGGACCCGCAATTGCTGGCTGCGTTCCGCGTAGTGTCGCATCTATCTAAACAGCAACTGGTTAGCTGGGTGCAGGGGCATCCAGAGAAGGCGGCGGAGTACATAATGGTGTTCTCCGATTACGGCTTTAAAGAAGAACTGATTGAACTAGGCACCCGAGTCGTAGAAGACTGGGGCGGATACGATAATATTGTGGAGGGTTGATTATGTCCAAGTTTAAAGTTGGTGACAAGGTCGTGTTAGCTCCTGGCAAAAGTGGTGTTGAATACTTTTATGCCTTACAGGGGAAGCGGGAGTATTGCACCATTACTGATACGGCCAGCGCGTCTGGGTACTGGTTGCAACTAGATGGTGTGGTGCGCGGCAGGGTGGATCACTACCCTTGGCATTGGTCCTTTTTTAATATGTACCAAGAACCAGAGGATGAGCTGCCACCGGTTCCGGACAAGGTGGCCTACATGAACTCTAAGCGCGACCCGGGAAATGACCAGCGCCTAGTTCTTGAGAAGGATAACGGGGATGGGGAAGGTTTAATGTACATCGGGGTAGTTCCTAAGAAGGGAAGCACTCGGGCAAAGGTTGAGATTGGGATTAACATCGACCCCGATTCAGCCCTGCAGTTGGCACACGACCTGCGCCGCATGGCTATGGATATCAAACGTAAGGAGAAAGCACAATGAAAGTAATAGCAGTAGAGAATAGCCCGGAGAACTTTTTGTTTACCGACCGCACCTATACGGTTCTACTGAGTAGTGGTGGTCGGCTAACTTTGCGCGACGATAAAACCGGAATGACTACAGTGGTCAAAGAAGAGCGCGTTGTACCAGTTAAATCGGAGTAATGCATGGACCAGCCCTGGCTTAGAGCGTGCAAGCGCCTGGCCGTGGGGCAGAGGGCACGCTTTCGGTGCTGCGGCAGGGACGCCGCCGGGGTGCTCTACAATAACCCTGATGCCTGGGAATACTATTGCCACCGCTGCAAGCAAGTGGGCAAGGAGCACAAGCAGTACCAGCGCATACAGTTACAGGAAGAGCCGAGGGTGCAGCCCTCTGCACCTGCAGATGCAATTTGCATTAGCCAAGCGCCTGCGGAAACGCAGAGTTTTATTTACGGATTCCTGACCACAAAGGGAATCATGCCTGAAATGGTGGAGGATGCAGAATGGAGCAAAGAGAAACAGCGGATAATCTTCCGTGTCGGAAGCGCTGCTCTGGGCCGTGCAGTGCATGCCCGACAGCAACCGAAGTGGGTAATGTACGGCCAACCAATACCATTCGCTGCCGCGGCACCTGCCGTAGCACCGGCTGTAGCTGCGGCCGCACCTCTAAAGGTCGTGCTCACCGAGGACTTACTCTCAGCCCGGAAGATACAGCACGCAGTTACGAGCTACAGTGCGTTGAACGTGCAGGCTATAGCTATGCTGGGTACACGCTTGCCCACGCCGCTGAGGGCTTGGCTGATACAGAATCGCCCGGAAGTGATTCTGATGCTGGACAATGACCCGGCAGGGCACGCTGGGGTAGCGGCAGCACGCCGAGCATTGCGCCCGTTCATGCAGTGCCGAGAGCACTACTTCGCTGCGGACCCGAAGGACGCAGAAATAAAAGAGATTCTGGAGGCTTTGCAATGACTATGGGTATCTGGGTTTTAATCATGGCGATTAATGGTAGCGCGGTTAGTGACACAGACTTCGCTGCGCTAACCACTCAAGAGTTCACAACTGAGGCCGCCTGCAACAAGGCGGCCAAGGCGTTCGAAGAGAAGTTTGACACATTCAGGGTGTATACCGCTAAAGCAATCTGCGTTCCGAAGGAGGTTTAATTGGACCTAATAGTAGTTAAAGCGATGTGCGCGCAGAAGGTGTGGAACCGACTGCGTGAACAGATACCCAAGAGCATGCTAGCGCCGGACACAGCGAACCTACTAGACTGGGTGGGGTTGTACTGGAACACGTACCCGGAGCACCAGGAGGTTCAGTGGGATGCAATGCAGAGCATGCTCAATCTCCGGGCGGGACACCTATCCCGGGAAGAGCGGGTAATCATGGACGAGCTTATGCGGGGAGTACAAGCCGTACCGCAGGATTCTGTGGTGGGGATTGTCCAGACCCTGAATGAGCTGGCCTACAGCGGAGAGGTGGCGGCGCTGACGCAGCGCTACCAAGACGGCGAGGAGATTGATTACCTACTGGAGATGAAGCACCTGCAGCGCAAATACGGCGATGGTGCTGCGGTACACGAGTCGCTGCTTGAATGGGAGAGCGGAAGTGTTGACGAAATACTTGCCGCGACTGACGAGAGCGGCGGTCTTAAACTGGGCGTGTTCGAGCAACTCTCTAGCAACATCCGAGGTCTACGTGGCGGGGACTGTATCGCAGTGGCCGCCCCTGTGGACTCTGGTAAAACTAGCCTGCTTGCTGCTATTGCTGTGGACTTTGCTGAGCAGATGCAGCAGCAGCCGGAAGTATACGGAGACCGCCCGATTCTCTGGCTGGTTAACGAGGGTCCGGCGACGCGCACAGTGCCGCGGGTATATCAAGCGGCGCTGCACTGGACTCTGGCTGAGATTAAGGACCGGCACAGTAAGCAAGAGTTCGTGCCAGCCTACCTCAAGAAAGTAGGCAGGGCTGACCGGATTCGTGTTAAGGCTGCGCATTCCTTGACTATGGCGCAGATATCCACGCTCATGGAGGAGATGCGCCCTGCGGTAATCATCATCGACATGGTGGCGAACATCCGTGGCGGCACTATGGAGACCGAGCACCAGAACCTCGAGGCGAAATGGCAGGAGCTGCGCATACTTGGGTGCGAGAACGACTGCGCTATTGTAGGCACTATGCAGCTTTCACTCGAAGGTTACAACATGCTGTTCCCGCCACTCACCGCTATGAAGCAGAGCAAGATTGGTGTACAGGGTGCCTTGGACTTAGCTATTATGATGGGGTGCTTGGACAGAAACGAGCAGCCGCACATGCAAAACGTACGCGGTATCAGTACTCCGAAGAACAAGATGGCACTATCTGGTAAAGAATCGCTCCTGCAATTCGAGGTGGGATTCGAGCCGGGTCGTTGCCGCTTTGACGAAGGCCAGATTAACCGGTGACTTCCCTAGCGCCTTCTATGAGGGCGCTATGTAGGTACACTAGGAGGCTACTATGCTTAAACCGTCAGACATTAACTACCTCGATGAAGAGGTAATCAAGGCGTACGCTGCGTCTGCAGGTACTTTCCGTAAACGATTCGCGCTGGACAGCAGCCAGCTGATTGTGCATCTGGCTATCAACAAGGCTCGGAGGGCTAAATGGAAATGAAAGTGTGGGTATGTGAAACTTGGGAAACAGACGGGTACGACCACTTCGGTGAGCACATAACCCTGTGGCACAAAAAGGAAGATGCAGAGGCGCACGGTAAAGCTGTAGCAGATGAATGCACTGCCCAGTACGTAACGGGTAAATTCCAAGTGTGGGAGGCCGTTGTACAATGACAACCAGTATAATGCACATCGACTTGGAGACAGAGAACCATGAATATTATGGCTCTAAAGCAAGCCCATACTGCCCTGACAACTATGTTGTTGAGTCAGCATGGCGTATCGACACGACACAGGCTGACGGTACTACCACTGTTGGCGCGACTCAATCGGTGCGCTTCAATTCAAGAGCTGATTTCTTGGCGGGAAACAGTGCAGCAGAAGGCTGCCGGTGGTTTCATATCCCCGAAGATTGCTGGCTTATTGTTGCGCACAACGCAGCCTATGAGATTTCTTGGTTTCTCACGTACCAGCGGCAGCAGTTTGAGGCCTTCCTCAAGCGCGGCGGCAGGGTGTTCTGCACAATGCACGGGGAATACATCGCCTCGGACTTTCAGAGCATGTATCCGTCACTGGACGAGACGGCTCCTAAGTACGGCGGTACGCACAAAGTAGATGGGGTTAAGATTCTCTGGGAGCAAGGTGTATTAACCTCCCAGATTGATCCTATGCTGCTGCATGACTACCTAGTTAACGGGGACATCCCGAACACGGCCCTGTGCTTCTACGGCCAATGCGCTACGTTCGCCCAGCGCAATCAGATGCAGTACGTGTGGGAACGTATGGATGCCTTGCTAGCTTGGGCGTACTGCGAGTGGTTCGGCCTGTTCGTGAATATGCCAATTGCACGCAAGAACCAGGAGGAGCAGGAGCAGCGCATCCGCGAGATTAAGCAGGAGCTGCAGCAGTACATCCCGAAGGACTTGCCGGAGACACTGGATTTCAACTTCGGCTCGGACTTTCATATGTCAGCACTGGTGTACGGCGGGCCTATCAAGTACCGCAAGAAGGTGCCATATGACCCGCCGCAGTACGTCAAGGCCGACTTCTATAAGTACGAGGACGAAGAGGGTGCGCACACCTATATACCTGTACACGACACGCACATGCAAGAACTTCAAACGGAAGGCGGATGGTGGCGTGTAGTGACATATCGTGCGGGTAAGAACAAGGGGCTCCCTAAAGTATTCCGCCTCGATACCGAGGAAGAGAAACTTAAATGGGAAGACGACCTTTACTTCTGCCCGGGCCTAGTGAACATCCAGGAGCTTCCGGAAGTTATCCGGGAGAAGTACGCAGAGCGCGGGGAGTTCCGACAGGCGCGCACCCTGCAGGATGGCACCCCTGTGTACAGCACCAGCACAGACGCAATGGAGGCGCTGGCTCGCCAAGGCTTTGCCTTCTGTAAGTTAGTGAATGAGCTGGGGGCCTTAGAGAAGGACACCGGGACCTACTATTTACGTACGGAGTACAACGAAGATGGCAGCATCAAGAAGACATCTGGGATGGTTCAGTACGTCATACCAAATCACCCTGATGGCTCAGGTATTATACATCATCGCCTCAACACCTGCGCAACGGTCACAGGTCGCCTGTCGGGTTCTAACCCAAATCTCCAGAACCTCCCACGAGATGGGACCAGTAAAGTAAAGCAGATGTTCACCTCCCGCTTCGGGGAGAGTGGGCGCATCACTGAGGTGGACTACTCCGCTCTGGAAGTGGTTATGTCCTGTGTGCACACGGGGGACAGGAAGTTGCTGAGTCTGCTGCAGAACGGCACAGATATGCACTGCTACCGCCTAGCATTCAAGGAGAACAAAACCTACGAAGAGATGTACGACCTCTGCCACAATGCCGATGGGCCGGACTATAAGTACTGGAAGCAGCAGCGTACGGACATTAAGCCTCCGAGCTTTGCCGCACAGTACGGGGCTACGGCTAAAGGGATTGCGTTTGCTACCGGCTGTACAGTGGAATATGCGCAGTCATTTCTGGATAACGAGGCGAAGCTGTTCCCAGACACCATCGGATTCCGAGCGGTAATCAAGGAAGAAGTAGAGCGCACCGGGGCAGCCGGTCGCATGTACCGGGAGCAAGCTGACGATGGCAGCTACAGAATCTACCGTATCGGGACGTGGACCAGCCCAGCAGGTGCCCGCTACAGCTTCCGCCAGAAGGAGCAGTGGAAGGAGGTTGTGCCTGGGCAGCGTAAGCAGAAGGTCATGGACTACAAGGAAACTGAGATGGCGAACTACTGGTGCCAGGGAGAAGCATTCTTCCTGATGGCGGTGGCGGCCGGTATGGTTCTGCGTGCACTCCTAGCCCGCGACTGGTTCGACAATCAGGTGTGCCTGATTACGAACGTGCACGATGCATTGTATCTGGACAGCGCCAACCCGGAGGTTGGACGTGAGGCGAGCCTGCTGGTTAAGCAGTGCATGGAGGATGCACCTAAGCGTATCCACCAGCTCTGGCCTAACTACGGCATCATTGGTGAGGTGCCCTTTCCGGCGGAAGCTGAAATGGGTACAAGCATGTACAGTAAGGAGAAAGTGGAATGATTGGCAGAGAAGAGATACTGCGGCAGCTGCGGAAAGTGCAACTAATCATTACGGCAGAGACAGAGCTGCAAGTGTACGCCGCCGGGGGCTGTATTCGGGACGAACACTTCGGCCTGCCGGTAAAGGACGTGGACCTGATAGTACCGGTAGGGTGCACTGACGAGGAGACGGCATTCTCCGTAATGGAGAGATTCGCCCGAAGCTACAGAGCTATGTTTGATGAGCCTGTGGCTATAACTATGGCGTACAACCAACCCCTCCCATGTCGAGAAACTATGTGGGATTTTAACCAGAGGCTGTACGGGGTAGTGAAGTTGCAATCCCCAATCTGCGAAGTGGATGTACTGTTCTCCCGGTACGGTTGCATTGATGAGGTACTCAGCTGCTTCGATTGCAACCTTAATACTGGGTACATGAATACCCTAGGCTTTGTGCATTATGAAGAGCCTCTGGGGTTGGTGTGGATGAAACCTGTTTCCCCCAGCCGGAGGTTGCGTATGCTAGATAAATGGAAGCAGATACAGGAGGTGCGTGATGCATATTAAACCCGGCAGCATTGTGGAATTGCTGGAACTTGGGCCTGAGCCTATCGACCCTAAGCTGGCACTGTACTACGCCCCCGGGACGCAGCATCGGGTTATTGGTTATGACCCTATAACCTGGGAAGTAGAGCTCCTTAATCCTGACAATGGTTCAGAAGACCCTGGGGATGGTGTTACCTTCTTCCCTGGGGAATACAAGCTTATCGTGGAATAGTGATAGGTGGACCCTTGGGTGGTGTAGGGGGTTAGGGTAGCATGGAAATATACTAGGGTCAACTAGATAATTAAATAAAATTATTTGTTGACTCTGGCTTGATTCTGTGATTCCCCTAGAATTAATGTGATACGAGTAGGAACAACACAAGAGAGGCAACCTTGGCTAAAATTAGTTTAATCAAACTATTCACCAAAGAGCAGCACCAGGCAATTCTTGGCCAGTACTTGGATAACTCTACTGCCGCTAAAGCATATAACGTACTACTGGCTTATGGGGAGATACCACAGTACAAGGAGACTGCTGAATACTATAGCACCCTTGGTACTGCAGAGTGCGTGGTGTCCCGTCAGCTTGTACGTTACTGGCGTAGCATCTTCATGGATAACAACGGAAGCAAGGCGCGCGCCAATCGGGGGCTGCAGGAAGCGCGCAAGCTAATACAACCGAGCCCTACGGATGATATCGGGAATACGGTGGTGCCGGATATGTGCCACCGCATTCTGGTGGTCGGGGACCTACATGCTCCGTATACCCACGTAGACGCAATGCCGTTCCTTGAGAGCGTGCGTGATGCGTACTGCCCGGACATGGTGGTGCAGGTGGGTGACGAAACCGACGGGCATGCAATCAGCTTCCACGACTCTGACCCTAACCTGGATAGCGCCGGGGTGGAGCTGGAGAAAGCCAAGCTAGTACTGGAGGAGCTGCATGAACTGTTCCCGAACCTACTGGTTTGCGATTCCAATCACGGCTCACTCGTATATCGCCGAGCTAAAGCTCACGGTTTACCAGTGCAATTTATCAAGAAGTACCGGGACATCTTATTCCCTGAGCATGGTGCTCCGGCGTGGTCGTGGGCCGACGCTTGGGTGCTCAATACACCGCTGGGGCCTGTCCGTTTCCAGCATCAAGTCAGCGGTGATTTCATGCTCAATGCATCCCATGAGCGCACCTCTCTGGTGTTGGGGCATGAGCATGGGCGCTTCGAGGTTCAGTATGCTGCTTCTTCAACGGCGCTGTACTTTGGTGCGTATGCAGGGTGCTTGATTGACCGCAAGAGCATGGCCTTTGCTTACGGCAAGCTCACCCGCAAGAAACCAATCCTGGGTGTGATGGTAATCACCGAGGGCTGTCCGCAGTTAATCCCGATGCTGCTCGACGACGATGGTCGTTGGGTTGGTCGTTCTAAATAATATAGAGGTGATGATGAAAATGGGAATCTGTTCTGTACTGGGCCTTATCTTTGTAACCCTGAAACTGACTGGTGTTATCGCCTGGTCCTGGCTGTGGGTGCTGCTCCCGTTCTGGGGACCTATTGCAGTTGGCGTAGTTCTGGTGTTCTTGGTGGCGGCCATCAAAGCCGCCTCCCGATAAGCCCTGCATCTGCACGTAAATATCATTTAAACTAAACGAGGACGTAATTATATGACTATGAATGCACTGGACACTCTGAACTCCCTGGTAGCTGCTGCGATTGAAACTCAAGACGTTGATATGACCGAGACCGCACAGGGTGGTGCGTACGAGGACGTACTGCTGCCGAAGGGCGAGTACTATGGCTACTTCACCGAGTACGTAGAAATTGGTAAGCGCCTACCGACTAAGGGTGGTAAGCCTACAGGTAAGCCTGCAGTGGCTAACGTACGCATCGGCATTGTAGTGTTCGGCCCTAACGGCGAAGTGAAGCGTATCCGCCCGTTCCCGATGGCTATCAGTAACTTTGAGCGTGCAGGCTTCAAGAAGTTCTTTGACAAGCTCAACTATGACAATAGCATTAAGCACGCAGCACAGCGTCTGGGCCAGGCCTTCACCTTCCCGATTGATGAGCACACCAGCGCCGCGGGCAAGAAGTCTAACATCGTGGACCTGTCCGGTATCCGCCCGATTCCGAAGTTCGACCCGAACACCGGCGAGCCTATCAAGATGCCAGCTCTGGATGCCTCTGAGATTAAGCTGTTCCTGTGGAACAACCCAACCAAAGAGACCTGGGATAGCCTGCACATCGAGGGCACCTTCGACGATGGTAAGAGCAAGAACTGGATTCAGGAGGATATGTACAAGGCCGTAGACTTCCCGGGCAGTGCTCTGGACATTATGCTGAACGCTGGCTCGGTCCCGAGTCCGGCAGCTATGCAGGCTCCCGCGGCCCCAGCAGCCCCGGCAGCCCCAGCTGCACCAGTGGCTCCTGCAGCCCCTGTGGCGCCAGCAGCACCCGCCACACCTCAAGCCTAATCAACCCTAACCTAAACTAATACGGCCCCTCCTAGGGGCCTTAGAGGAAGCCTATGAACATCATCAATATCCTTATCAAACTCCTGAGCGCAGCCTACACAGCAGAAGCTAAACGCGCCGATGCCAAAGCACAGTTTAACGAGCAGCTGTCAGTTAAATTCGCAGACGACGCAGTGCGTCTGGCCGCCCAATCCGAGGCACGCGTAGAGGCCTCCAAGCACAGCAAAGATGAAGCGGCGAAGCATGCCGAGCAGGCTGATAAACTGCGCGCTAAGCGCGATGAAGTAGCGAACTTCCTGGGGGTATAAATGCGCATAATCACATGGGCCAAAGAACAGTACGCCGTGTTTCTGCTTCTGCGTGCACAGCGTTTGCAGAAGCGAGCAAACGACTGGCACTGGGCGGCTAACTCACACGCACACAGGGCGAGCCTTCTGGGTAATGAGATTAGTGCACATCGCTATCACTTGACTCGCCAGTGCGCCAAGTCCCGCCGTCGTGCATACGCCCTGGGCGCAGAGGCTACAGCCACTGAGACCAAAGCACATGCCTTCATTCAAAAACACAAACTGAAAGGATTTGACTAATGGATAAAGTATTAGACGCATACAAGAAACTGGTTCTGGCGGTAAGCTCGGCGACCCATGATGCCGCCTCCGGTTTCGACCGCGGGGACCTAAGTGATATCTATGACGCCCTTGACAAGCTCGCGGCCCTGTATGGCATGGACTTGGAGCTGGCCGCCACCGCCTTCAAGGAGCACAACGACCTGGCGGCACATGCCGCTAAGTTACGAGGCGACGACCTGGTGCTTATCCGTGTAGTTGGCACGCTCAGTGTTGGCCTGGCGGAGATTGGCTCCTGCATCTACGACGTAGACCAGAGTCTGCGTACTCCGGAAGTAATCGGGGACATGCTCGGCACCGTACTGGTGCTGTCTGAACTGGAGGCTTAAGTATGTTGTACGTATCTCGCGCAATTTACGTAGCTTTGATTCTCCCGCTGATTCCCTTGGCGGATCTGTGCTACCTTGGCGATAAGCTGAGCAAGGCAAAGTGGGCAGAGCGTTGGGTTAACTGGGCCGACAAGAAGGCCCGCGATATTACGGGGCGCTAATGATTATCAACGGGGTTGACTTGTCCCAGCTCGGGGAGCAGTTAGCTCCGCAGAACTCTGGGAAGATTCTGCTGTACGATGCGGATTTCACAGTTTATAAATCTGCCGCTACAGTGAAACGTTTGGACACCGCGATACGCCGCTTCTATCAGCTGGTGCTGGAGGACATGTTCCTGGTCGGCTGCTCAGAAGCAGTGGCGTATCTTACGCCTACGGGGTGTGCTAAGTGCCTGCGCTGGCACCTGCCTACGGCTAAGCCCTATCAATGGAACCGCAATAAGCGGCAGGAGCTGCCACTCAAGGCACCGTTGAAGCGGCACCTGATTGAGAATCCCGACCAGTATTCTGAGCAGGGCATCCAGGTGGTCAGCAGTGACTACTTCGAGGCGGATGACCTGTTCATAATGGATTCGTACAGCTTCGGGGACCGGGGAATTCTGATGTCGCAGGACAAGGATTCCTGGCTAAGCCCTATGGCTCGGTTCGATATCCCTACCGGAACCGTGTGGCCTGCCTTGGATAACCCATTCGGCTGGATTAAGTGGGACGATACCCAGGCTATGCCGGTGCGAGCACACGGCACCAAGTTCTTCTGGTGGCAGATGCTAGCAGGAGATGACGCAGATAACGTCAAAGGCATCACATTGCTTGATGGGAAGCTCTGTGGGAAGCGAACGGCCTTTGATGCTATCAACCCTATTACCTCGGAGCAGGACGCCGCAGAATTCGTTGTAGCGGCCTATGCTCGAAACAACCAAGACGTACTCGCAGAGGCTGAATGCCTATGGCTGAGGCGCTCCCAATCAGATTCAGCGTACCTGTATCTGATGTCACTGTTGACTACTCCCAGTCTGCGTGACTGGGTGCATTCGCTGCACGAGTACCATAAACAGCACATACAGTGGATACAGGAGCACCCAGACAATGGCGAAGATGACTGCAAAGGAAATGAGCCTGCGGGCGATTGAGTTATACTACGAGGGGAAACATGATGAACTTGAAACTATTCTGGACGCGCTGCGTGAACGAGCACCCAAAACACATCGAAGAACGGTTGAGCATTTGGATTCTCTCATTCACGACAATGCTATGCTGGATGTAGTGGGAGAGATTGAAGTATGGTAAAAGTCAGGTGTAAACGAGTAGATGCTAAAGGTGTGCTCAGTACTGACGGTATTTATTTAGTGGACAATCTTGTGGACGTAGATTCCTACGTGCACATGCTAAGTGGTAGGTACATTGGTATGTATCCATCTGTCTGGTTTGAGGAGATAAAGTGGCCTTAAGAAAGATTACACGGGCACAGATTCGCTCTGTGGCTATTAAGCTTGCCAAAGACCAGGGAGGTATATGCCTCCTTTGTGGAAAACCTTTGGACTTCACAATCAAGGGGGTAACTGGTGATTCTGTTGTCGTTGACCACTGTCATATTACTGGGCGTATTCGGGGTGCTCTTCATCGCTCGTGCAATGGAGGGGAAGGCAAAGTGGCATCTGCCGCTGGGCGCTGGATTGTTGGTAGCATGCAATCTTCTGGGGCTATTGCTGAATCTCTACGTAGGGTCGCCGATTACTTAGACCGCGAACCTACGGATATGCTATACTATACGCACAAGACGCCAGAAGAGTTAGCACAGGCACAGAAGCTCAAGGCCCGCAGGGCCCGGGCACGACGCAAAGCACGGGAGACTATTAAATGAGTATGTTCAAAGTAGGTGATACAGTAGTGCGTAAGCTCGGCCATCGCAACTATATCTGGCAAGATTTCTGTCGGCGTATTGGGGTTCCCTCGGGGTCGCCTATGCGCATCACCAAGGTACTGGGTGAAAGTGCATTGATACTAGAGGGCCACGACAAAGACCCTTGGTCCATCCCTTGCTTCCAGCTGGCAGAGGCTGAACATGCACCAGAGCGCTTACAAGCGGTGGATGCAGTAAATTCACCTAAGCACTACCAATTCTTCCCGGACCTGGAGGCAATCGAGGTGATTGCCCGCAGTATGACGCAGGAGCAGTTCTACGGTTACTGCTTAGGGAACCGACTCAAGTACAGACTGCGCGCCGGGAACAAGGATAAGCTGGAGCAGGACATTGCTAAGTCTGATAAGTACTCAGAACTGTATGCGCAACACCGAGGTAAGTGCATTGACGCCAAGTGAGTGGTGCCACGGGATGTGGCAGAAAGCAGTAGAACGGGGTGACGAAAGCTCCGCTAAAGACTACCTGGATATGTACAATCTCTGGGTGAGTCGCAATCAGTAGTTAGAAGTACCAGACATAACCAAGGAGACTAAGCGCCTATGATTAGCGCCCTGAATACGGTTGTAGTACCAGAGGAAGCACTGGTGAAACGCCAGCTGGAGCTTGAAGAGACCTATAAGATTCGCGGAATCGAGCGAGCACGTAAGCTGATTACGGACGCATTGCAGAATGGTGGGATTATGAACCTGCCGATGACGCAGCGTATGCTCACTTCGGCATACGAGGTGGCTGCTGCCGCTATCGATGAGATGCGAAATGTAAAAGCCCCAGGCATTGGTGGGAAGTACCGCCGGTTCCTGCGCTTAGTCCCCTTGGATGTCCTGACCACCCTGAGCCTGTGCACAATGTTTGAGGCATTCAGCGTCGCCCCCGGCGAGTCCGCCAGTCGCCGCCAAACTGCGCAGGCGGTAATGTCTGCACTGGGCCGGAACGTGCAGTCGGAGCTACTAGCTCTGCAGTTACGCAACGTAGCCCCAGCGTACATGGACCGTGTGTACGAGTACCTCACGGAGCGTAAGACCAAGTCTCCAACGCACATCCTGCGCACGCTGCGGGCCAGTGCTGAGAACGTGCACTACGGGCATGAGCCTTGGACCAACTCCCAGAATATCTCCATTGGGCGGCTGCTTTGCGCCGCGGTATTCGAGACTGGCCTGTTCCAGTGGAAGACGGGCAGTGGGAACTTGAGCATGCTCTACCCGGCTGACGACGTTATGGAGGCCTTCCAGAAACTGGTAGAGTCCGCCGATACCGTAACCATGAAGCCGCCTATGCTGGTACCACCGGCGCAGCACACCACTATGTGGGATGGCGGATATCTCACCCCCATCGACAATCGCGGAACCTATCACAACTCGCACATCGACCGCGCACGTCTCCGCGAAGTAGCGGAAGCATTTAAGTCCGCGGACGGCATCAAGAAGGCGCTTAATAAGGCACAGGAAACCCCATACCGTATTAATAAGCGCATACTGGAACTGGTGCAAGAAGCACGTGCCCTGGGTATTGGGGTGGGCATGCCCCGCTCAGTACCAGAGCCTAAACCGGAGTGGTACTTGGACGGGGTACCAAAGGAGAACTACACCGAGGAAGAGCTTGACCGCTTCGGTGAGTGGAAGACGCGTATGTCCCTATGGTACAGCGCAGACCGTAAGCGTGTGTCGCAACTACGTAGCCTGTTGACCACGCTGGAAATGGCTGAGGAATTCAAAGATGAGAAAGCTCTGTACTTCCCAACCTGCGTGGATTGGCGGTACCGGTTGTACTTCAAGTCCTCTCTGCACCCTCAAGGTTCTGATTTGCAGAAAGCCCTTCTTGAGTTTGGCAGAGGAAAACCTCTGGGTGATCGCGGCTTATTCTGGCTCAAGGTGCATGTCGCCACATGCTTTGGTTATGACAAGACCTTATTCGAAGACCGCGCAGCTTGGGTTGATGCGAACTTTGCAGAGATTGAGCAGCTTACAGTTTCACCGTTTGATTGCCCTGCTTTCACCTCCGCGGACAGCCCTTGGTGCCTATTGGCCGCCGCTATCGACCTGGTTAATGCTGTGCGTTCTGGATGCCCAGAAGAGCATATTAGCCGAATCCCAGTTGCTATGGACGCTACAAACTCAGGTGGGCAGCATCTCTCAGCGCTCCTGAGAGACCCTGTGGGTGGACGCTTGACGAACCTGTACTGGGAGGGTAATGATAAGAAAGCGGACCTGTATATGGACGTGAAGCGCCGTACAGACGAGAAGGTGATACTGGACCTGGACAAGGAGGATTTCGTTATCCAGAGTACGTACTGGAGAGAGAACGAAATCACCCGCAGCATGACCAAGCGCCCTAGTATGACCTATTTCTACAGCGCTACGGTGCGCAGCTGCAGTGACTACATCTTCGAAGGTGCTTGCGCTGAGGGGTACGAGGGTACTGAGACTAACAGTCTGTGGAACCTGTCGTGCTACCTAGCGCCGCGTATGCGCTCCGCTATCGAGGAGGCAAACCCTGCTGCTGCGGCGGTTATGGGGTACTTACAGAACCTCGCTAGACGCGTACCGGCAAGCCAGCACCTGCAGTGGTATACGCCGCTGGGTGGGCTCGTAATGAATCGCTACACGCAGCGTGAAGAAGTGCGCGTACGCATTGATTGTATGAACCTGTCAGCAGTGCTGGTACACAACCGGGACTTCAAGACCTGCAACAAGCGCAAGGCAGCCTCCGGGATTGCGCCTAACTTTGTACATAGCCTGGACAGTACGCACTTGATGATGGTGCTCTGCGCTGCGGAGGGGCTGGACATCGTACCTATTCACGACTCGCTGGCTACGCACGCAGCCGACGTCGACGTTATGCATCGACACATCCGCGAACAGTTTGTGCGTCTCTACGAAGAGCATGACCTGCTGGGGGATATTACGCGCGCCGCTGCTGCGGCTGGGGCGGACTTGACGGACCTGGATATGCCTGAGGTGGGCGCACTGGACATCCGGCAAGTGCTAGAGTCCCCGTTCTTCTTCTGCTAAAAATTTAATGTTACAGGAGTAGGAATGAAGTTAAAACACACTAGTAAAACTTCCGATTACACTCTCAAGGTTCTGTATAAGTCTGACGACATTACAGAAGCAGTGAAGCAATTGCATGAACTGGGCCACGGCATTAGTCGGGGCCTAGCTCCAGAGCAGCACTACTGGAGAGTACTGGGGAGTATACTGGGTAAACAGTATATACTAGGAGTCTATGACTCCCAAGGCGACTTAGTCGGTGCTGTCAGCTACTATCCAGAAGCTGTAGAGGACTGCCATTACGTAGAGCCTGTGCTGTACACAGACTTCTTCGTATTAAAACCGGACAACGGCGCGGCAGTGTCTGTGATTATGCAGGGCCTGCACGCAATAGCCAGGTGCATGCGCGCTGGGCGTATCGCTATTAGCCGCAGTACATCGGATAACACGTACAAGACAACTTATCATTTAGTGAGGTCAGAATGAGTGGTGGTTTAGGTAAACTGTTAGGCAAGGCCACGGATATGCTCGGCCTTACTGACAACGCAGGATTAGAGGCGCAGCAGCGGCAAGCAGAACAAGCCGCAGCTGCACAGAAACAGCAGGCTGCCTTAGAGGCTAATAGCGCCGCAGATAACATCGCTGAGATTGACCCCGCAGGGGCTGCCTCTGCATCTGCAGATGCAATTACGTCTGAGCAGAAGAAACGGCGACAAGCAGGGCAGAGCAATCCTCTGGGCCTGTAAGGGGGTAGCTTGGAACAAAAAGCAACATTAGCGGAACTCTTTAAGAAGGACCAGGACGCAGGCGTCTTGGATGCCTCTGAGAAGTTCGCGCAGTGGACACTCAGCACTATCTTTACCCGGGACGATTCCCTGGACGGTAGACGCAGACCACTGGAGCGTGACTACCAGAGCACCGGTGCGCAGTTGGTAAACACTGCAGCCACTAAGATTGTAGGCGCGCTGTTCCCGCAAGGTACTAGCTTCTTCAGGTTCTCCAAGAGTTCGGACCTGGACGAGTTCATTAGTTCTCTCGGCGGCGCTGCTACAGCAGAATCTAAGCTGGCTGAGGTCGAGAACACAGCATCACAGAAAGTATTTGAGAAAGACGGTTATGCTGCGAAGTTGCAGGCTGTGAAGCTGCTGCTGGTTACAGGTAACGCGTTGGAGTATATTGATGAGCGGACAGGTAAATCCATCGTCTACTCAGTCCGTAACTTTACCGTTCGAAGGGATGGCAGCGGGAACGTCCTGCGACTCATTATCAGAGAGCGCGCAAGCGTCCAGGACCTGCCAGAGAGTTTCCAGAAAACCTTCTACCGTGACAAAGACCCATACGGCGACGTTGATATCTACACTGCCGCTTGTCGCAAGGTTAAGCGGACAGAGGATGGTGCAGAGGTAGTAAGCTACGAGGTGTACCAAGAGGCAGACGGGCACCGTATCGGGGATAGCAGCACCTATCCTGAGCTGGAACTCCCCTACAACGTGCTGGTGTGGAACCTTGTTAGTGGCGAGCACTATGGGCGCGGCTTGGTAGAGGACTACGCTGGGGACTTCGCTAGATTATCAGTGCTGTCGGAAGCGTTGACTAACTATGAGGTTGAGTCTGCGAGGTTAATCCCGCTGATTGACGCAAGCTCTGGGTTAGATGTAGACGAGTTCTCAACGTCGGAGACGGGTGAGGCTGTGCAGGTGGGCGGCGGCGGCTCCAACGGGAACAACAAATCCCCGGTCACCGCTTACGAGGGTGGCTCTGCTCAGAAGATTCAGTGGATTGCCAGCAACATTCAAATGCTCGAGCAGAAACTGTCCCGTGCGTTTATGTACACTGGTAACTCCCGGCAAGGTGAGCGTGTCACGGCCTACGAGATTCGCCAGAATGCCAAAGAGGCGGAAGCCGCTATGGGTGGTGGGTTCAGTATCCTGAGCGACACATGGCTGCGTAAGCTGGCGTATCTGTACACTGCACTGGTGTATCCTCGCTTTAAGCTGTACCTCAGCGAGGGTGTAGTGAGTATCAACGTTACGGTGGGTACCTCCGCACTGGCTAAAGCCGCGGCGGCGGATAAGCTGTTAGAGGCGGCACAGTCCATGCAGCTGGCTATCCCGGTGCTTGAGCAGATTACTCCGCGCTTCAACAAGGACGCGTGCGTAGACTGGTACTTCGACGCCTACGGTATCGTCAGCGAGCCATTCATGTACACCGAAGAGCAGCTGCAGCAGAAGCAACAGGTTCAAGATGCGTCTGCCGATGTATCCGCAGGTGCAGCACAGGACCAACTCCAGGGCTTGACAGCAGCAGACCCGACAGTAGCAGGTAAGCAGCTGGGCTTATTACCAAGTTAACAACAGAGGCATAGATGGATAACGTAGAAAACGGTCAAAACGTAGAAACTACACAGGTAGAGAACCAAGGTGGCCCTAAGATTCCGGGCCTAGGTGCTCCCCTTAGCGCCCCGAACAATCAAGGCGTGCAGGATGCACAGACCCCTACCCAGCAGCAACAGGGCAAAGATTCCCCTGACCCTGCTAAGATTCCTCTGGATATCGAAGCCCTAAAAGCGGCCCTGGATAAGGGTGGCGACAGCGCTAAGGAGCAGCCCCAGGAGCTGGCTAAGACAGGCAACCCGACGATTGACGCCGGTGTAGCTATGTTGCAGAAAGTCTCTGGGTTAACTGACTCTGATATGGTGCGGGCACTTGGTAAGGCCCTGGAGTATCAGGACCCTAACCTAATCGATACGGCCTTCATTAAGGAACGTTTCGGAGAGCACGCTGCTTATGCAGAGTTGCTGGCTAAAGCGTACCTGGAAGACCAGGTTGGTCAAGCCACCAAAGCAGTACAGGAAGCTTACGATATCGTGGGCGGTAAGGAGAACTGGGAGGTAGCAGCGCAGCTGTTTAATTCCAAGGCCCCTGAACCTCTGCGTAACGCAGCTCGTGTACTAGCTAACTCTGGTGAGCTCAAGCAGGCCGCTGAGCTGGTAGCAAGCTTCTGCCGGGATATGGGTCTTATCAAGACACAGAACCCGATGGTACGCGGTGTAGCCAGCAACAATGCACTATCTGCTGCGGAATTCCGCGCAGAATATACCAAACTCCGTCAGGAAGCGGGCAACCGTAGCTTGGCGTCTCCACAGTTCAGTCAACGTTATAACGATTTGCTCGCACGCCGTGAAGCTGGTAAGCGCGTAGGTCTTTAATTTTATTTATAAAGGAAACTAAAGAATGGCCAACACTATTTATAATGGCAACCTGACTCGTCCGCACTGGGGCGGCGCGGCGTCTGACGTAGATATTCACCTGGAAGTGTACCAGAACGAAGTTGACACCCGCTTTCAGTACCAGGCTCTGTTCCTGGGCCTCTCCAGCCAGCGCTCTATCAGCGGTTCCAACACCTACCGTATTGACCGCCTGAACACCTCCTCGGTAAAAGGTCGTCGCTCCGGTGAGGCGCTGGATAGCACTCCGGTCCGTAACGATAAGATGATTATCGTGGTGGATACGGTGCTGTATATCCGTAACCCGATTGACTACCAGGATGACTGGACCGGTCCGGACTTCCTGACCGAGATGGGCCAGAACAACGGCTCTGAGTTTGCAGAGACCTTCGACCAGGCACACCTGATTCAGCTAATCAAGGGCCGTTCCTGGGTTGCTCCGGCGCACCTGAAACCGGCGTTCAACGACGGTATCGAGGTAGGTGCAGCTATCCTGGTTCCGGGCACCACCTCCGCCACGCAGCTGACCCAGGCTGAGATGGAGGCGAACGCCATGAACATCAACCTGGCGCACAAGGCGGGTATTGATGAGCTCATCAAGCGCAAGACCCCGCTGGCGGACATGGTCACTCTGGTGGATGTCGATACCTATTCGCGTCTGCTGGAGCATCCGAAGCTCCTGAACCTGGACTTTGGTGCATCTAACAACGATGGTTACAAAGACCGTCGTGTAGTGAAGATGAACGGCGTGCCTGTAGTTGAGTGCACCGAGTTCCCGACCGCTGCTGGTACGCACCCGCTGGGCTCTGCGTACACCGTAACCGCGGACGACGCGCTGTGCCGTATGGTGACTTTCAGCAAGTCCAAGACTCTTGTGACTGTTGAAGCTAAGCCGTTCACCTCCCGTATCTGGGATGATGAGCGTGAGTTCAGCAACGTGCTGGACTGCTACGCGATGTACAACATCGGCCTGCGTCGTCCGGACACCGCTGCAGTGACCAAGTTCACCTTCACCACCAAGTCCTAATTGGAGGTTCAATGGCAGTAATTGCTACGTTCGGTCTGGAGACTCTCCAGGCCAATGCAGCTCAGCGGGAGGCGGTTAAGGCCGCCACCGATGTAGCGAAGAACATCCAGGTGGCCTCGGTCGAGTCTGGCCGCAAGGCTACCAAGAAAACCCGTAAGGCGGCTGACGTGGCCGCTGATACTACGGAAGAGTAACACGCGCCCCTGGTGCCTTCGGGTGCCAGGGGCTTTTTTTTTTGTCCCTGTCTTAAGGGTCCAAGGGGTCTTTAATAGAGGAACAAATATGAGAGAATTAGACGCTGTGAACCTGACGCTGGAAGCCTTGG